ATTGTACCACAGAATCAATCCCATGCAACTCTAAATCATGTTTGATTTGTTCGCATTTGGTCATAAATTCGCCCTGCTTGCACGTTTGATTATCTCTGTATTCTAGTATTGGTAAAATGCTAGAATCAGAAAAGTTAGTTTTTCCAAAATGGCACAATTTATTACACATCCAACTTTTATGCAATTTTGGCTTTTTAACCGACTTGATAATCTCAAATTTTTGTCTTAACATATCTTCTGTTTTTTGAAGATCACTCTTATCAAAACATATAGAGAATGGACCACCATCATTAATGAAATAGATGGAAAATATAATATGATCTATATGAGGATATAATTGGCTAATAGCATAATGGTATATTCTCAATTGTGGATCATTTTCTAATTTTTCTTGAGTCTTTTCTTGTCCTGTAGCCCAATCTAATCTTCTTCCAGTTTTCCAATCGATTATTTCAATAGTATTATCATTAACAAGAGTTATTAAGTCGATTGTTCCTTTTAGCGCCAGATTACCCGTTAAGACCCCGTCTGGTGTTTTAAAAGAGTATTCAGACCACGCTTTATTTATAGTAAAGTCGAAGTGTTGCTCCGGCTCAAGAATTTTCCTATTTCTGGGATCAAACATACCATTATTGAATTTGATTGCCTTGTACACCCATTCTGTACAGTCTTTTTTGTCTTTAGGGCTCCATTTATGGTGTTTGGCAGATACCGAATAATGATTATAGACTACATCTATGATTTTTTCTAGATCATAATTGTTGATATCTATTAAGCCCGCTATATCATCATTGATGTTTGATTGGTTATCTTGTTCGGCTTTTTTAATAACAGCTAAAATTTCAAGAACTTTATGTACTATTGTTCCTTTATCAGCCTTTTGTCCAGACGGTCCTCGCCAACCAAGCACATATTCGATAAAATACTGCTGCTCACACATTGAATGAGCATTAAAGCTTGATGATCTAAAATATGTTATTATAATGATAGTGCTCCTTTGTTCTTAAGAAAATCCAATAACAGCTTATTTTGTTCTTCTATAGAAATTTTGCTATTATTAATAATAAGATCAAAACTTTTTTGGTTGTATACGTTTTCGTCAAAAGCTATTTCGCTGGCATGATCAGAGTTAAATGGATTCCTAGTAAGTTTAATTACAATACCATTGTTATTTGATACTATATCTTTTTCATTGGGAAATCTACAATCCGCTATAATAGCATAATCTGGATTTTCTGTTCTGATTTTATTTATAGTTGAAACAGCCCATATATCATTTTTTATATTTCTAAAAATCTCTGTACCAATAAATTGCATCACTTGTCTAGCGGTCATTCTTCCGCTCTCGTCATGATCTTTACTAAAAGTCCATGATATATTATATCCCGGAATATTTTTCCATTCTATTTGGGTTAGAGAATTCTTATGATTATCGTCCCCGTAGCATTGTTCATATGTTAAACCAAGCATATTAATACATATATCTTGCTTTAGAGAATCTGCAAAATTATAGACTTTACATGATCCCAGATTATTAGAGACTATCACATCTTGCAGGAATGATGAGCAAGTTGTTTTACCTGATTGTTTTCTTCCTGCGAATGCTATTATTTTTGTCATAGAGATAATTTTTCTAGTTCGGGTAATATTTCTTGTTTAATTTCATCAACACTCATTGAGGCTATATCTTCTTTTTTAATTACTATATTATGAATGTTATATATTTTGTGACATTTTTTTATCATAGCTTCTGTTGCTTTTTTGCCAGCATCATCATTATCCATAATAAGAACTAGAGTTAAGGCGCCAGAAATATCTAATAGCATTTTTTGTTTATCAGATAGCGAGCAACCAAAAATAGCTACAGAATTATGTATACCTGATTCTTCTAATCTCCATACATTACCTGGGCTTTCTACAATAATAGCACAGCCAGTTTTTTTAATGAAGTCTTTTGCAAACCAATAATTGTATAAATACTCTTGTGTTTTAAAGTCTTTATTGTGTCTCCACTTTGACATCAACCAAGAATATTCATTATCTGGACAGGATGCGGAACAATCATGAAAATATGAACATTTATTACATTTTTCATGTATACTGCGTCCTGTGCAACCAACCATGTATTTGTAATCGACATCATATACTGGCACAACAGCACGACTAGTCATCTCTTTATTTTCTGTTACGCAGTCGCCAACATCATATTTATTCAGTATGTTTTCAGAAAATCCTCTATCAATAAAATATTTTGATGGTATAACTAACGATTTTCTAATTTGTTGTTTGGTTACCCTAGATTGATTATTATTTTGCTTGGTATTAATATAATTGATAGTATTTACAAAGCTGCTTTTTTCTATCGTTTTTTTATCAATTTTAATATCTGATAAATTTTGCTTTATAAAACTTTGTGCAAATGCTAAGGCTTCGTCGAAGGAGCATACAGGATCTCCATTCTTAACCCAATTATGGTCTCTCCTTCTGGATATAGATTAAGTGCTGAAGAATTGTCTCCTCCATGTATGGGACAACTCATGGTTATCATTTTGGACAACCTTTTGTATTCTATTCCAAAATAATCTAATAAAGATTCTATATTATCGCATAGTTTATCTGATAATAGTTTTAATTTATGTTGATTATACGAAACTGATTTCTTCGTCATTATTGTCTTCATTTACTATAAATCCATCTTTTTCATGTTTAACACCGTTAGATATCTCTAGTTTTGTTTGTCCTTCTGTAATCTTTGCACACCACCCCTTAAGATTAAAATTAATATAATCATTATCGTCTAAACAACCACCATGTCTAGATATTAGTGGAACCAGTTTTCTGTTTCCGCTTTTTCCAGAGTCCTCTGCCATTTCCTCGTCAGACTTTCTTTTAAAAATAGAGAAATTGCTACATAGCCAGATAATCCTATCTGATCCAGGTCATCATGAATCCTAGAATTTGGTATTCTTTTAGGTCCTGACTAATCCCAGCACTATCCATAAGTTTTAAATAATCATATATAATAACGCAATCCTTGGCTGTTCCATCTGCATTTAATCCAACATCTTTACATAACCATCTTCTCATTATGCTCAGCTGTTCGTCGAATGGTTTGCCAGCAATAGACTTATAGTATAGTTTGGTATTCTTTAATGATTCTGTTGCCTCATTGATCTTTTTATTTGTTACTGGAATGGATGCAAATTTACCTGTTTCAATACTATTAATTTCTGTCTCTGTCATCATAGCTAATATTCTATGAATATGATCATTCGTGCTCATTTCTGTATCCATATTCAATACAGGAATACCCAGTTTATTAGCTATATAAAATCCTATATTGTCAGCCAATAATGTTTTACCAACCTTTGGTCTTGCCGCAATAACATTAACTGTTCCTTTTCTGAATCCTCCGCCGATAGCATGGTCATATATTGGGAAACCTGTTGATATGCCAAGCTGATCTACAGGATTGCTTTTTAAATAATCAATATAGGTATCTATTCCATCTCCAATAGATTTTGGTTCATTATCATTTGATAAATGAGAACCAAAGTCTAATAATGTATCTTCAGCAATAGATAATATAGATGATATTGGTTCTGAGCCAGTAACATCTAATAATTTTTCTTGTGCCGTTTCTAGCTCCTTATGTAAAGATCTTGCTATTTCAAGCTTCTTTATTTTAGTTGCGAATTGATTGATGTTCTCTATACTTGCCGGAAAATCCAAAATAGCCTTTAAATGCTGAGCTTCTTCTTTTTTGCTCAGAATATGCGACATACCCAAATCTTGGGATGCAGAGTATATAGAGGCTATATCGAGAGTAGTAACTTGTCCATTGGCAAATATATTTTTGATACAACTATAAATTAGTTGATTACTATCTATAGTAAAACATGATTCGCTTATGATATCATTAATCTCATAATATGCTTTTTCCCCATATTGCATTATGCAGCTAAGCACCGCTCTTTCCGCTGACGGATCACACAAAACCATTATCCTGGCTCCTTTGAACATCTGTTACATTTATATCTATTCGGTGCATCATTCATTAATGCTGGATTAATACTTTCTTCTCTTCCGCATACCCTGCATTTTACATCGACAGGAGAAAACTCTCGC